TATTTCTATATGTGGCACGTGACACGGGTGTTGTTGGTGATGGAGTTGTTGGTCACTCGTATGATGTGACTCCCATATAGAAAACGACTTTTTTGTGAATTCAAGAATGGACATACCCCGCAGGGGGATGTGACCCAGGTCATCATATCATATAGAAAAAGACTTTTTTGTGAATTAAAGAATGGACATACCCCGCAGGGGGTGTGACCCAGGTCATCATATAGAAAACGACTTTTTTGTTCATGTAAATAACCCATCCCCGCAGGGGATGGGTTATTTACATGAACAAAAAAATTGAAATGTTTTTCCTACCAGACTATGACTGACAGCTATCAATCAACAAGAACTACTACGACTACGACTACAATGTTCTCCTTTCTCAAAACCGGCGACATCCACAATAGCATCAGAGGGCTTACCAATCTCCCTGGACTCTTCACTTCGGACGGCGACAAAATCAAATACGCAATCCTCAATTATTCAACGGCGATGCGCAAAAATCTCTCGGACGGTCTTCATGTATTCGCGGGTATCCTGAAAACCGACTCGTCGGCAGACCTTGATGAAACTCACGACATTAACTACAGTATTGACCGCGCCGCATTGGCCTTCATTATGGCTAAAGAACTCACGTTTCTCAACCGAACAATTCAAATGATTACACTCATCGCTAACAGATACCAAGAAGAACAAGATGATCTGAACTGGGGGCGTTCTTCCAGTATGCGGTCCGAGGACGACCACGACGACCACGACCACGACCACGACGACGTCGTATCTCCCCCGGTTGAAGATCTTGAACAAGGCTATGAAGATGACACTACTAGCAGCGTCTTGCTGCGTTCCCATTCTCACCCTACGAATGAATACGCCGACGGGGCATCAGCTAGGTCGTGTACTTCAAACCAACTTGCGGCTACCTTCCTCATCGCAAGCGGACACCTTATTGAACGGTTCAACCATCTTTGTGCGCTTATTGAAACCAGCGCGGTTCTCGTGAACGGGATGACCACGATGGACCGCCCCCACAATGAGGTCAATCGTGAGAGACAACTTGCTGCTCAATCTCTCGTCATCTCGGATATATTCCTTCATTTCAAGAAGTGCGGCGACGCCGCTGCGGCGGCATTCCTGGAATTGCGCGACATCTCGGTCTATGCGTGGAAGATTATGTCAATGTTCGCGTTCTCCAACCTGTTTCGCTTGACCGCCGGAACCGAGTTCGCGATGTGCTACCAGCCTGAAGACGCGATTTTCACCCAGGGGCGCGATTACCGTCTTCAGCCGACGGTTCTTGAACATTGCTGTGTTGGAGCAAATCTGTGGGAGGAGGCGACGGAGACGACGGAGGCGGATGCGGAGGCGGATGCGGTTTCCGCGAGATGTGGCCGCTGCTGTCATGACAACAAACGATGAATAAGTGAAGAATGATTGTGATGTGACACTTACTGACAATATCTGAGATGCACACGTGGCGGCAGCGGTACAACAATCTCCAGTAGAAGAGAGGAATCAATGACGTACGACTAATCTACAACAGAATAACGATGATAACGATAAAACAGTAATAAGGTAATAAAAAAGTATTATGTGTGGCCGCTAACACTTTTTTATTATGTTCGGAAGGGGGTATAATAAGTAAATATTATTTCTATCAAAAAAATCCAAAAATACCCTTCTTTCGTGTATGTCTATGTTTACGCATGTGCGTTCGTCGTCGGCTTCGACCGCCGCCACCACCACCACCGCCTTGTTTATCGCTTGGTTCTTTCTTTTCGGTTTTATCTTTACGGGTCTTCCTTGCTGTTTTCGGTTGTTGATGCTCTCTTACGACCGACGGTATTTTGGCTGTTTTACCTAAAAATTGTTTATAAAAATCTGGCTGGAAATATCTGAACATATTATGATCGGTAAAACCGGAACTCCATTTTGTAGCACTTATCAATCTATTAAATTTGTCAGAATTAATTGCGTCGACTATATCATCTCCTTCCTTTTTTGAAGAAATGGGTATGCCAAATGAATAATTACTCATTCCATATTCGCCTTTATAATCATTATACGGATATGGATAAAGACCCTTACCCAATATCACCTTTTTCTCTCCAAAGTGACCATTTTTTGTTGTATTAGACCAGTATAACACGTCGCCATCTTTGATCGTGTGTGTGTGTCGCACTGGATGTTTAAATAACCCAGACTTTACTTTTTGTACATTAGGTTTATCCGTTCCATAACTTCCTCTACTATATATTACTTTTATTCCGTGGTCGTTATCTATTAAAATTTTTCTTATTGTATCAAAATCATAATTTGGTAAAAATGACCATTCTCTAATATTTATTTCATGTGGTATATCTTCTTCATCAATTAATTTAGTTTTACTATATTTTTTTGTATTTTTTTGTATTAAATAATAATCGATACGTGTTACTGCGCCACCTTTGAATATTTTTTTTGTTTCATCAAATCCGTATATTTTTAAAAATAATGCGTTGTTATTAATAAATATGTCCCACATTTGTTTTAAATAACCTTTTTTATCTGGTGCTCTCCATTTTGCAGGATTAATAAAGGATAAATATCCATTTTCTTTCAATAAAGCGAAACTATTTATAAAAAACTTAGGATATAAGTCGTGACCACCTTGTGCTGTTTTGCTCGAAGATTCATCCTGAAATGGGGGATTGCCTATAATAACATCAAATTTATCTACCTTAAATTGTCGTAATACATTTTCTTCTTCATTCAAAAAATCAGCACAACAAATGTTAGCAGATGAACCGAAAATTCGCCTAGATATTTTTACGTTTTTTGGGTTGATTTCAACCATATAGAGCATCTTTGATATAATGTGATTACTTCGTTCCTTCTTATCTGACATTTTTTTATCAAGACCATCCATCAAACGCATATATGCAACCATCGGGAAATTACCGATGCCATTTGCGGGGTCTAACCATTTTTTATCTGGATCTTCCCATATTTCTTTCGGTAATTTATCAAACATTTCGTCGATTAAACTCATCGGTGTAAAAACTTCACCAAATTTATCCTTTTCTTCTTGACGAACACTTAAATAACTTGTTATTTTTTGTTCTATATCACTGGCATTCATACCATATATTAGACCGTGCTCTCCCTTTTTTACATCTTTACTTTTTGGCATCGTATCTATTGCCTCCCTAATAGTATCAAATATATTATTTATTGTTGAATTGAATACGTCATCTTTTTTATTGGTTATAATTTTTAATAATATTTCCATAACATTCTTGAGTTCTTGATTCGTATATTTTCGTTTTTCGTTTTTTTTCAGTTCATCAAGTTTGGCTTTGGCGGAATCAAGGTCGCTTTGTATTTTCGTTCCTTTTTTTATTTCCTCGCTTATTTGCTTGATTCGTTTGGTTTGTTTTTGAATCTTTGATTGTGTTTTGTGTCCCCAGCCTCCTCCTCCATCTTGCATGAATTCTTCCTCGTCTGTAGCGGCGTCTACTCGGTCTTCATCTCGTATTTCACTTTCAGTTAATTTACCTGAATTAAAAAAGCAATCCAATATGTCCACTGAATCTACAGATTTATCTATATTTTCACATGTACATCTACTTTCACTGTCTAGTATTTTTTTGACACTATGACGAAGACAATCTTCTATATTGTCACATTTTGTATCGCCAGAAAACATTGCCAATAATGCGATGATAGTTGGCAGATTCTCCGCAATATGATTCACTACTTCGCTATAGTCATCTTCATCTTCGTCATCAGTGTCATCGTTATCTATTGCAGCGGCAGCGACATCTTCGTCGGCATCTTCGTCGGAGTCCTCCGCATTATGAAGAGCCAACTTTGACATTTCTCGGCGTTTTTCTCCTTCTCTCAGAACGACAGCTTCTTTATCTTTATTTACCGTAATCTTTGACATTTTGAGAACTTTATATAATTCTTTTACGACCTCTTCATCATATTCATTCAACACCTGTTTTAATATATTTATGATATTCCCTTTTTTGCTATAGAATTCTCTATATCCTTCTTCATTCAACCGAAGTTCTGTAATAAGTTTATTATACAATCCAACCTCTGTCGTTGTATTCTTTTTTATAATATTCAATCCATTGTAATTAAATGTAAATAACAGTGACTTTAATTCTTCAAGTGTTTCTTTATTCGATTTCTTCTTTGATTCGCCATACCTCTTATTGTATTCATACAGAAATTGGATAGCCCGTTCTTTATTAAAATCAAAATAATATCCGTATTTTTTTATTTCCGGTTTTTCGCGTTCGGTCAATACACGAAACATGGTCTGGTAGTTGGCGTCGATCGACTTTATATCATCAAAATTAAACGCGATATCGGCACAAGGAAGACTAATTCCTAGTCGAAGCTTTGCACCAGTTAAAATAATAACACTTTTACCATGTTTATAACTCTCACGTTCAAATGCCTTTAATTGGTCCGAAAGTCCGCCATTTTTATTATCATAAACACGAATGCGGTTGCGTCCGGTTATTTCATCTGTTATATCTCCAAATAATTTTGAACTTGTTATATCCTTTCCAAGATAATTAAACGGCGTATTATGTACGATAAAAACATTATAATCATTGAATCTCGGATTTTTATCCGTAATCATTAATGCCAATCCACGCGTTAACGGCTCAATATTAGCTATACCCGTTTTTGCGTCTTCTTCCACATCACCTTCTAATTGTTCATCTTTCTTAACATTTGGCTTACATCCTTTACTTTTACAATCAGAACTTTTTTCGTATAAATTCTTATCAGGAAGAAACCATAATTCAGTATGAGGCTTATCAATCGGATAATTTACGATACTTTTCATATAATTACGAATATTTCCACTAATAAAATCCAACACGTGATTTACAGGTTGAATATTGTGAAATATATGATGATAGTCCTTATAAAAGATAACGGGTTTCCCGGTTGTACATGCTGCACAATCTAAGTTGCCCGTAAAACAATTGCGTATATCTTCTGTTGATAAATCTGTTAGTTTAACAGCAGGTGATACTATATCAAGTTCCATGCTTTGCGGTGATAATAGGACAAGTTCGGGGTATTTCTCGTATTCGCCAGTCAATACTGTCAAATAGCTCGCACCATAATATTTGCGATAATAATTAAACGTTTCTTTCATTACTACTCTTTGCGTATCAGTTCGTGTATTTATAAATATTTCCAACTTGGTCGCATCAGATATCTTTTTCATATATTGTTGGTCATTGTAGCTCCATTCGATCTTTTTGATCTCACTGTTACCAGAACCGATGAAATTTAGGTCTGAATATTTTTTTAATGGTTTCGCAAATGTTGCAGTAACCATTACAAAAATGTTAATACGAGCCTTGTTATTTTTAAATGTGTAAATAACACTTTGTGAATTATCAGTGCTCCCTCCTTTATGAATCTCGTCAAAATACAAGTCGATACGACGACCTTCAAAACGCGATTTAAGTTCTTTACCTTCCTTATCTTTGAATGTAGCGTTTGATAATACTCCGTTCCAAACACATTTATCTTTCAAATATTCTTGACTAAATAAATATATTGTTGGTTTTCCCGCCACTTGGGATTGTTGTTTATGTTTATCAGTATTTCCACCGACATAAATATTATAACCTGAAAAATCCTCAAATGTTTCAAACATCTCCACGAATTGTGATTCTGTCTCTGTTTTTGCACCTAAAATAATAACAATATCGTTGTCTTTATTTTCTGGTTCCTTGAATCTATTGCTTATCAGGCCGCCAATCATAAAGGATTTACCACTTCGAGGAACCGCGCCCCATACAAATTTCGTAACGGATGCGTTGCCTTCACCATCACCCCGAATATATTTTTCGGTACAGTCAATTATGAATTTTTGATGAAATCTTGGATGTAATAGTGGTTTTGTTGCGTTGGCGTCTATTCCAACATGTTGTTTAAATTTGGTAATATCATTTGTATCTAATAGGTCGTATAATAATTTTTCAAACCAATCATTTAATCGTTTAACGCCAATAATTCCTTGTTCGCCCTCTGCAAAGAGCCCTTGATATTGTTGCTTCGCACGCATTAAATTCGTCGAAACCGCGTCTTCATTATTCACCATGAGTACTATTTTTGCCTCTCCATCATCAAATATTTTATCGTGTTCTTGATACTTGCTAGCGAGGGTATATATTCGCGTAACGTCATAATGACTTATACTCGTCTTTTCGACTTCATAATATTTGTTTTGTATCATGATATAATTGTATTTTTTTGAAGAGGATTTCGGTTTTGATATTGTGTTTATACATTCACACGCCCAATCAAGTTTAGGTTTCTTATTCGCAGCAGCAGGAGCAGACGCTTTACCCTCACCGCCTACTTCATGTGGCGGTTCCGTGATAACGTTTTCTGCTCTGAAAAAAATATCAACAATACCTGCTTTCGAACTAACATTTATCGGTATATCAAGAATATCTTTCAATGTCATTGTCGTCGGTTTTTTATTAAACTCTTCGAGCGAAGTATAAAAGACCTTGTTCGTCCCGAACATGTTTCGGTCATAATTAAATAATAGTAATAAACGACAAAGTGCTTCGAATATATGCTGCCTTTTGTAATTCGCGCCCGGAACTGCGGTTTTTTGCGAAAAAAGCTTAATAAACCCGTCTAATGTGACTGCGTAATCCGGGTTGCTTTTTTTACTATCTTTGTAAAAACGCTGAAGGCCGTCTAATAACCCCTCGTGCGTCAAATTATTTGTTTCAAGACCTGTGAAATAGTTCTTAACTAAATCGCCGTATAAGATTTCCTCACATTCCTTTGTTTGCTTGGTGTGTGCGTTTTGTGCCTCTCTCAAATTATGCTGTGTTGTATCTAAATTTTCCTTACACACTTTATTTTTTATTGTTCGCGCTATGGCAAGTAAGTCGGATTCATGCGTTTCCACAAGAACAACTGGTTCCGTATCACGCTCAACGACAGGCGGTGACGCGGGTGACGGGGGTGACGCGGAGACATCATCTTTCTTCGGTGATTTGCGCGTCTTATTCGTTTTTTTAGCATGTTTTTTGGATTGTCTTGGTGTGACATGTTTTGGTCCGTCTTCCGTTTTGGTTCTATGTTTCATTGGTTGTGGTTTTTGTTGACATTTATCGCTCTTATTTATCATACATTCCGGTTCACGTTCTTTACATTCATCAGGGACTGACAATTGTTTACACTCTTTTGTCTTTGTGTCACTCGACATAATATAAGTCGTTGTTATATTATGTTATATTATATTTTGACTATAAAAAATGATATACATATTTCTCCGAACGGCTACGCGGCTCCATTCGGGCTACGCGGCTCCATTCGGGCTACGCGGCTCCATTCGGGCTACGCGCTACGCGCATTCCATTCCATTCCATTAATACTCTCTGAACTGGTCGCGGATGTGTTCAAACACCACAATCGCATCCCGCGCGCATGTCGTGATATACTGCGCCACAATCCCCTCATCCACCCCCACCGTCTCCGCAAACCCAACACGTATCATACTATCCGGGTTGTGCGGGTGAATTTTCCTGAACGAGCAGTAGGTCACCGTCTGGTCCTCCGCATAATGCTTGTCGTGAAGGAAGAATTCCAGGACCTTCCCCAGTGTATAATCCTCGCCCTTCAATTCAATATCAAAGCCATTCTGAATGGTACTTACCGTTGGTATAATGTGATTCTCTCCGCTTTCAATATCGCGGATGAACTTTGTGCATTTGTTAATCATAATCTGCGCGGCTTTATGGACGATTTCCGCGTTTGTGAACACTCCCACCGTCTCTATGACAAAATCAAAGCTGTCCTCTTTTGTATAACGTTGTGCATCCAGGAGCGACCAATTCTTGCGCTGGGCTTTCATTTCCTCACTGCCCACGGTGGCGATACCTTCCTTGACGAGTTCGGCTTCCTTCACGCGCCACGCCTCGTCGACCTTGGCGGCATCCATCGTCATACTGTAGGCGCACGTAGAGACCACGTTGAAAGCTCCGTCTTCGCGGGCTGTCCCGATATCCAGGTCACACGTCATCGCGAGTTGCTCGCCTTCGCCGTATTCTGACATTTTCGGGAGGAGGCGTGCGAACTCGATGTAATCGCCGGTTATTTCGTTTTGTTTGAATATTTCGCGCACCTTGACATCAGTGAGGTATTTGCCCGTGACTTTGTTTTTCATCCGAAAATCCTTTGTCGTGACGTAGCGGATTTCGCCGCCGTCGGCGACAACGTCGATTTCAACGGCGTACTCGCCGTAATTGAAAGTAGTGTCGCTTACGTGAATGGGAATACAACTGAGACGTTGGTTCAGAATTTGATTGTGAATTCGAGACGTATTTACGGTGATACTTGATTTTGATTCGGCGTGAGGTGTGGTTCTGAATACCAGAGTGGGAACGTCGCTCAAAATGACCCTACGAAGGGCGTTGGCCAAGCTCACGTTTATTTTGTCGATGGTGAATCTGAGCTCACCTCGTTCGTCCGTTCGTGAAACGATTCTTGGGATGTATTTGGACGCGGCTGATGCGGAATGGATGGGGGCGGATGATTCGGATGCGGATGACATTATTGGAATTGTGCTAGGTAGTAAACGATGGATGCGTTTATATATTATATCGCTATAAACTATTGATTTGTAATCAATTTTTTATAGGAACGCGCGTTCAAAACCCACATAAAGTTTTATCGTTTATTTAGTAATAAAAGACACAATGTCGTCAATCATATATTACAGTAATTCCTGCGACCGGTGTAAAGCCGTATTGACGGCGCTTTCTAAATCGCAAGTCAGTAATGACATCCATTTTCTTTGTATCGACCGACGCGTTAAATCCAGCACCGGTGCGGTTCACATTTTGACGGAAGGCGGCGAAAAAGTATTGTTGCCCCCTCAAGTCAATCGTGTCCCCGCACTCCTGCTCCTGAATAAGGGTCACCTTGTGCTATACGGCGACCAAATCCTCCAGCATTTTCAGCCTAAAAATGTCGCGCTGAACGACCAGGCGACTGGATTCAACGGCGAACCGAATGCGTTCTCATTGGGACGCGAAAGTATGGGTAGCGGGTTCGGTGTCGCATCGGACAATTACAGTTTCTTGGACCAGAGTGCGGATGAGTTGTCTGCGAAGGGGAACGGCGGAATGCGGCAGCTTTACAATTATGCGACGATTGACCTCGTGGATAAAATAGAGACGCCGCCTGATAATTATTCGCCGGATAAGGTGGGGAGTGTTTCATTGGAGCAATTACAGCAGAAACGGATGTCGGAAATCCAAAATCAGCCACAGCAACAGAATATGGTGGTGGGCGGCGGCGTGGGCGGCGCGATGTCTGGAATGGGGGGCTCGGGTGGCGTGCCCGGTTCCCAGCGCGGACAGACTATGCCATCCCCACAGCAATATGCGCCTGTTGGAACACCACCCCAGTTTGCCGCCCAGGCCGTCTACCGCGCTCCGCCTCAACAACCCGAGTATTCGCGTTTAGGCGGCGGGGGTGGCGGTGGCGGTGGCGGTGGCGGTAGCGGGAGTTTGCGCGGGACGATGGATATGCGCGCCCAACCGCGCGGAGGAGGTAGTTGGATATAGGGCGCGGCGCGCGATGAAAATGATGTAAACCCAATTCGCATTGTAGTTGTATAATCAATTATGAAAATCATAAATAATGGATTATGCTGTTGATTTATTTACTGACATTGACAGAGAAGACTCAAGATTCGGGCCACAGTTTGTATATAATGACCCCCGGTATTTTTCAAAAATCTATGTATTATTGAAAACGATTGGGTTTGTGGTTTATACGACAACGCTCACGATGTGTTCTACACCTGAACTTTATATTTTACTTATTGGAATGATGGGAATGGCGACATTGAATAGCGCGCGTTATGAGTATAGGCATCATCAAAGATACATGACGACGTTTTCATCTATCGTTGAGTATGACAGATGGAAAATGGCGCAATGGCCGAAATCACGAGCGGTATTTACGATAGCCGAACTAGGAATAAAAATTGCGGTCTTCATACAGACATTCCCGCCTCGGTTTGACTTTCGCGCGATGTGCCAAGTTGGACAAAGTATTTTACAGATTCATATTTTGTGTCTTTTTATGTTGTACGCATTCGCGGGTATTTGTAGTTTGTGCGTTGTATCATCCGTTTATTGTTGTAATGAATTTATTCACGAGCAACATCCACGACCTCCAATCGCAGCGTCTTTACCGTTATTTATGGTAGTAAATGAAGAATGCTGTATTTGCTTGGACAACGATACGATTCAAATATGGGGTTTATTGCCATGTGGTCATAAGTTTCACAGTTCGTGTATTATGAGATGGTTGATTGCGCATCCGACTTGCCCGGTATGTAGGGTTCGTATACGCTAGATTTTACGGAGTAAAATTGACGAGATTCCGTTGAGGAACGATTTTACGAAGTAAAATTGACATTCCGTTGAGGAACGATTTTACGAAGTAAAATTGACATTCCTCTTCGGAGGAACGATTTTACGAAGTAAAATTGAATGATTTATTTACATTCACTATATATTCCATTATTGTCACGTAGTATCCAATGTCGTCTACCTCCGCCGCCGTCTCCGCCTCTACTACTACCTTCGCTGGATACCGAACGCATTACATCAGTTCCTGGCATAATTACCAGCGCGACACCCCGTCTCATCTTCATTCCATCGCACATTACAACGCATACTGTGAAGATCGCGCCAAACTATACGACCGTCACGCAATGGTTCTTCGCAATAACGTCGTGAAAATAACCGGTTGGTATTGGTGTTCCGGATTCCCCGCCCAGAACTGCGCCGAAACCGATGGATACGTGGATGTCCGCACCGGAAAGAAATACTCACTCCACGGCGAGGATTCGTTTTTCAAGGAAATCGGGCGCCAATGAAAATGTATCAGAAATATATATATATTATATACTGCTGATACATTGAATAATGAACACGCTGCGTGAAATTTACGTAAAATACGACGAAATCATCCGATTTTCAGTCTATGCGTTTACTGGGTGGTTCTTATCCTGGGTCCTTTTTTTTATTATGTTGCCATTTATGGCGCGGGCTTACGGCAAAATCCGGGGCGCGGCATTGAATTACGGGTTTAGTTGGTTTTCAATGATTGCCATTATATTAGGGTTAGAGTTCGGAATAGGAGATGGTAGTATTTACAAATACCTCGGTTTTGACGCGTCATAATTTTGGATGACTTGCGTGACTGACAATTCCGTATTATAATAATAAAATTGGCCTACCTCGCATTCTCCATCTCCGCCAAATCCTGCGGGAAATGTAAGATTTTGAGCAGGATGAGGAATACTATTTTCACTACTTGTTACCGAGAGAACCTGGCGACCATTTACAAATAGCTTGTTTTGCCGGTCTCCTCCGCTTCCGAACTGGACATTTGCGGTATAGAGTGCCCATCCATTGCTTATAACACCCGTGCTTGATGGAAATCTATTATCACGCGATAAACCGTTCATATGTAGTTGTAATTCGCTATCTGACAAATAGCACAAATTATATCCGTCATAATCTTTTTGGTGCCCTGCGCCGAACATTTTACTTACTAATGTTCCCGATGAACCGACATTATTGATTCTGACCCACATTTGAATCGTGAAGGGCTGGTTTACAACGGGATTGATTGCCTCGGCTTGGTTGATTTGAGCGAATTGTCCCGTGGCTGCTCCGCGATTAAAGTCAAAATACTTATTGCCAGGTGTGGTGGTGTCGTCAAATGTCGGTGACCCGTTCAGCGTTGCGCTGTATGCGCCCTCGGAGTCAAGGTTCGTCCATGTCGTTCCGGAGCCGGAGTAAGATGCCGCGTTGTTCGCATCCAGGTAGATGATGCGCCCTGTAGATTCCAGGCTTGTTACGGTGGGAGTCACATTTACGGAGGCGGAATCGTTGCTCTGTGCGCCAGAATTCACTGCCCTTAGTCGGACGGTATATACGGTGTTATTTGTTAACCGTGTCACTCCATCCGACGAAAGTGTGTTGATTTCTACGGGGCTATATATTTGCGGGGGGTTAAATGGCAGAAACGTGGCACCATCGTCTGTAGAGTATTCGTAGTTTGTTACGGTGCCGCTTTGTGTGAACAAAATATACGCGGCTTGATTGCCGCCTACGCCGAATAATGCGGTTGGCGCTGATACGGGAGGAACGGCCACCCATCGCGCATAAAGTATGATATTCGCGTTGATCACGAATGTATTTCCTGGGGAATACGTTGTTCCTGAACCATTTGCGGCGGTGTTCCATCCAGAGAATGTGAATCCTGTTTTGGCCAATGTTCCTGTATTTCCTAAAACGGTTACAGTTGAACCAGGTGTATACGGCGAAGAACCATCCGTTGGTCCATTACCGCCCGTGTTGGTATTACCGTTATACGTAATGGTGAACTTGACAGGTGTCAACCAAGGGGTTTCGTTTGACCATGTATAGGCTCGTCTATCCCTGGCCAAGCCAGACCTTTTTCTTCCGGGCATATGATGATGCGTATATACTATTTACATAAAATTCGTATACTATTCGTATAATACGAAAAAACGACACCCCGGCGCTATCGGCACCAGAATTTATCACGATATCGCAGTCGGAATCGCCCGAAGGGGGGGTCTACTGGAGGATGGCGATGGAATGGGTGCCTGATGATTATACACCGTGCCATCCGAGAGATTGAGATTCCGAAGGAATGGAAGGAAAACCCAGGAAAATATTCGGTTCAAATCCAAAAGTTTCAAATCCAAAGGGTTAACATTATATGTTCGGAATAGATTCCGTCGGAAAATATTCGGTTTGAAATGAAAAGTTTATAACCTTCCATTCCAAAAGTTCAGACTTCAAGGTTCCAAACACTTTACAGCCAAAAATATTCGGTTCAAATTCAAAAGTTTCAAATTCAAATGGTTAAAATTCAAAAGGTTGAAATTGTATGTTGGAATAGATTCCGGCGGAAAATATTCGGTTTGAAATTGGGGTATTTATTGATTGGAAAGTGGCTTACAACCCCCCTCCGGGGGACGGCGGAGACTGTGTTATTGAGTGGTAAAATATCTTCTTACCATATATGGTGTGGTGGTTGTAGTGGGTGTGGGGGTTATGGAATTCGGTGTATGTTGGGGTAAGAACTTGTCTTTACCTTTGACTCCGTCCGTATAAATGTCCAAAACGTCGTTTGCGATGGAGACTTTTAAAAAAAGAAAATCAAAACATCAAAAAACACACTTGTTACTGAAACGCTCACAAAACGCATTTTCAGGACAAAAAACGTGTGACTGACCTTTTTGGAGGGTCTACTCGGGGGACTGTGCGTCATTCTTATCAATTTTTATCTTTGGGTATAATAAGACAACGATGAGTTATAAAACGCCGGTAATTTACAACTGTGAAAATTGTTATTTCATTACGAGGAACAAAAAAGACTACAGACGCCATATGTTATCTAGGAAACACCTGGACCTCAACCCAAAGACAAACGAAGACAGTGATTGCCCCGCTATAATTACCCCGAGCATACCCATTAAACCAACCCATTATCAGTGTCAATATTGTAACAGACTTTTCAAGTCTAGAACAACTATTTACCAACATAAGGCAAAGTGTCAACTGATACAACAGACGAAACAGCAACAAGAGTCAGAAAAGTCAGAGACGAATTACATTGTAGATTCATCGTCTATAGCCTCCTCTCAGTCCGACCCCAACCCAGTGGATGGTATCATCTCATCCAATGAGAATGTAATAATAACACAAGAGATGTTTATGACGTTATTAAAAAACAATCAGGAAATGGTGAATGTGCTACGGGTCTTATCCGAGAAACAAAACACGACCAATAATACCACAAACAATACGACCAATGCGAACACCATCAACGCGAACACCATCAACGCAAACACCAACAACAACACATTCAATATGAACATGTTCCTGAACGAGCAATGTAAAGACGCGATGAATATGAAGGACTTCGTCAATTCCATTCAACTGAACCTGACTGACCTGGAAAACGTTGGTAATCTGGGCTATGTAAAGGGAATGTCAAACATCCTTATAGACAACCTCCAAAAGATGGATGTATACAAGCGCCCCGTCCATTGTAGCGACGTCAAGCGCGATACATTATACGTAAAGGAGAACAACGAGTGGGAACGGGACGGTCCCGACCACCCGAAAATGGTGAACGCGGTCCTGGCGGTGGAACACAAGAATGTGGCGCTGGTGAGCGAATGGGCGAAAGCCAACCCGCGCTGTATGAATAGCAACACCCGAGAGAATGAAAGGTATATGAAGCTATCCAAGGCAGCCACGGACGGGGAGAAGGAGGGCAACATCGCCAAGGTCATAAAGAGAGTGGCGAAGAATGTGGCGATTGATAAGGAATCACACACGAATGGCGGCGGCGGTAGCGCCTTGGATTGACCCTTAAAGAGTATATAAAAATATTTTCGTATAATAATTATCATACGAAAATGTCAAACCCCGATATAGTAGATTATTCAAATACGATTATCTATAAGATAACGTGTAAAGACCCGAATATACACGATGTATATGTAGGTCATACAGTAAATTTCGTCCAGAGGAAAAAAGCACACCAGTTATCTTGTATGAAAAGTAGTTCGCCAGCCCATAACTGTAAGGTCTATAAAGTCATACGAAATAATGGCGGGTGGGATAACTGGACAATGGATATAATCGCTTTCTATAAATGTAAAGACCTCAGTGAAGCGCGGCAAAAGGAACAAGAGCATTTCGTGGCGTTGAATGCGACATTGAATAGTGTTGAACCATTTCCGTCAAAACCGGTAAGAACCATACGAATCATAAAACCAGTAAGGCCGGTAAGGCCAGTAAGACCAGTAGTAGTGAATAAATCAACATATAATCAAAATATACAAACATCTAACCGACATAGCAAAATATTTAATTGCGAACCTTGTCATTTCGTAACAACGTGTAAACGTGACTACGACCGTCATATTTTGACAGAGAAGCATCTTGGCGGTGGCAGAAGCGCCGTTACGCCTATAAAAACATCAGACGGTTATGCGTGTCCCTGTTGTAAAAAAATATTTAAGTCTCGCACTAGTGTTTACAAGCATACCACTTTGTGTAAGACAGTTGTTACATCGTCTTCTCCGCCGCCTGCGCAATCCGCTTCCATTCCACCAGGAACTACTGAACCGCAAATATCCGATGATATGGCGAAGAACCTTATGAATATGATGACGATGTTGTTTCAACAAAACACAGAATTACATAGCAAAATGATGGAAATGTATAAAAATGGCGGGACGTCAAATAGCCAAACCACCCCCCCCACCAACCACCCATTCAATATGAACCGATTCCTCAACGAGCAATGTAAAGACGCGATGAATATGACGGACTTCGTGAATTCCATTCAACTGAACCTAACCGACCTGGAAAATGTAGGACGCCTTGGTTATGTGAAGGGAATGTCAAACATCCTGATAGACAACCTCCAGAAAACCGACCTTTACAAGCGCCCGGTCCATTGTAGCGATGCCAAGCGCGATACTTTATATGTGAAGGACGATGACGAGTGGGAACGGGACGGGCCTAACCATCCGAAAATGACGAATGCCATCCGTGCGTTGGAAGAGAAGAACGAGGCGCTTATAGAAGAATGGGCGAATCAGTATCCAAACTGTATGAATGATGGTACACGCGAGAACAAACAGTATTTGAAAATACGTAATGCGATAACACTCGGCAACATCGCCAAGGTCATACACCGTGTGGCGAAGACTATAGCAATTGATAAGGAATGACCCCCCATTCGTTCAACCTCCCACAATTATTATATCGTGTTTATCATAATAGGATAACTACGATACGATATACAATGACTGAACCTCACGCAATATACAATTGTGAAACGTGTATGTTTCTAACAAGGAATAAAAAGGATTATACGCGTCATCTGAAGTCACGCAAGCATCTAGAGAATCATCCATCGGAAGCAGACACCACCACCATCACCACGCCCACGAAAATACCATCCTGTGCGAAATGTAATAAAGAATTCAAGTCGCGCACATCGGTTTATAGCCACATTAAAAAATGTAACGCAGCGACGGACGCAGCGACGGACGCAGCGACGGACGCAGCGACGGACGCGACACCAGACCCAGCATCACTCACTCACGAACAAATCCAGTATATTCTTATGGAAAACAAAATACTTAAAGAACTCCTGAAGAACGTCATCCAAGGCCATCCAGCGGCGTCGCCGCCTCATTCCGTATAATACTTCGTCAAATACTTATCATAATCCACTGGTAAATATTTATTGTCCCGAATTGGTATTTTATGAAACGATACATACGACCTATTATATAAATCCACCCCACGATTCACCCGGTCTGCGATATTCCCTATATCGGTAGTATCACTATTATTCAATTCCTGATGCGACCAACTCTCTATCTTATTCTTCATAAACTCATAATCGCCGAAATACGAGAGATGCCAGCCGCCTTCGGCGATACGCGGGCAATTCGTAATGCCGCGTATCGCATGGCACGAACGATCCAATTCCTGATAGGCTTTGTATGTAAGTATTTTTGGCCATTCACATTTATCCGTATACCGAACGTGTAAATTATAATAATACAAATCCATTCCAAGAATACTGATACCGACATCCGCCATCAGCGGCGGAGTGGCACCGTCGGCACCGTCGCCGTCGCAGTATTTGATACGTCTTACCGTATTAGGGTCAGGGATTTCATCCAAGTCGGTTATCATTAGAATATCCGACGCGCATAATGGGTCGCTGACGCCCACTTTCGCGAATCCGGCCGCTATCGCGTTTCTTTGCCATTCTTCGTTTTTCCATTGTTCGCCTGCGCCGATATTGATATTGGGGTGGATATACGGCATATCATCCACGATAATATGAATGATTTTATGGCTGTATTCCGCATACTGGGCGGCGTTGTCCCTAAAAATCAACGGTTTCTCCTTCCCGACGAAAGTATGCGTGCTTTCTACGATGACGAAATAGTCAACGAGGTCGTTCAGGACTTTCAACCGGTAAGACAATAACTCTAGTTCATTGTAGAAGATGAACCCGTCGACGACTTTGCGGGGCGTGGGCGCTGCGGCGGCGGCAGACATGGGCGCCGGCGTAGATGGCGCTGGCGCAGACATTTGGAATTATGTGATTATATACTACAAAAGTATAATACTATGTAAAATGGAACGAAGTAAAGAAAAATAATCCGTTCAAAAATAAAATCAATACGATATATATATAAATATTATTGTTGTGAATATTTATATATAAAATATGTCAAACCCCGATAAAGATTATTCAAATACGATTATCTATAAGATAATGTGTAAAGACCCGAGTATCCAAGATGTATATGTTGGTCATACAGTAAATTTCGTTCAGCGGAAAAAGGCACACCAGCTATCTTGTATGAATAGTAAATATCCAAACCACAACTGTAAGGTGTATCAAGTGATGCGAAATATGGTGGTTGGGAGAACTGGAATATGTCTATAATTGCGTTCTATAATTGTAAAGACCTCAGTGAAGCACGGCAAAAAGAACAGGAACATTTCGTCGCGTTGAATGCGACAATGAATAGCATTGAACCGTTTCCATCAAAATCAGTAAACCGCGTAAACCGTGTAAACCGTGTAAACCGTGTAAACCGTGTAAAACGAGTAAGGCCTGTAGTAGGGCACAAAGTGATGAATAATGTAAAGAAACGGGCTTCTTATATTTGCGAAATTTGTGACTTTAAATGCTGTAAACAAAGTATATTCAACAAGCATTTAGATACTAATAAACACAAAACTAATAATAGAAATATACAAGATACGTCAAATATCCAACCTCTTCTCCACAGTAACAATATAGGGTATGTATGCCCCTATTGTTTAAAATCCTATAAATATCATTCAGGAATATGGCGACACAAAAAAGAATGTAAGAAAAATAACACAAATTTACAACACGGCGAACCTCACAAAGACGACCATACACTACAAAGTGATAATGTAATTATACATAATAAGGTAAATCACCGTGAACAAATCAGAGAAGAGCAAATTAAAAATCTTACTGCTGAAAATCGTCAAATAAAAATAGAAATGACGAGGTTGTCATCAAACATAGCA